TCATTATAGGCTTCTTCCACTTCACTCATTTCACAATAAGAGTGTCTGCTCCCATAACTACTATAAGAGTGTGGGTGGAAGTTGCCTAAGTAAGAATTTGTCTCTTGTCTGGCTCTTTGTCATAACCACGACTAAACATCTTACTCTTTGACTCGGATTTAGTTCTCCGTCTTTCTGCTCGGTCAACGATTTTATTGAATATCGACTTTTCTTCCTCTGTCAGATATTCAAGCACTTCTGCAACAGTTCTTACTTCATACTCACCACTTCCAAAGAAAGCGTCTTCATCATATACTCTCAATCTAATCGTGACCTCCCATTCTTCTTAAATAACGACTGCTGTTCAGTCTTCATACTTGAACTTGGTCTCCATTTCACACAGTACACATTATTCTCTGTGACAACCATGTCATACTCTAATACTTCTTGGTTCTGACACACTTCTTCTTTATCACCACTTGCTTGAAAATAATAAGCACAGTTAAAACAAGACCTTGTGTAGTAAGGGTTCTTAGCAAGTCTCTCTCGACTCTCTTTGTACCCTCTGGTAAAAATAGGTTTACTCATAAGCTACACCTACTTCTTTGCCATCATTTCTAACACCTGCTTCTCAAGGTCATGGATAATTTCTTCATTGTCTTTAATGTAATCAATGAGTTTATCTTTACCTTGGAACTTGTTGCTAGGGTCAGACGCTAAATAGAAGTAAGCACCACTTCTCTCAATGAGACCAAAAGACATTGCTTCAAGAATAATGGATAAGTAAATATCACAGAACCCTTTCTTAATACCTGCACTGTTATTCTCATCAGTGTACATATCAAACTCACCATGACGACCTGCTGTAAAGGTCTTGTTCTTCTCTACTTTGAACTTCACAACTTGACCTACAACAGTCTTGTTATCACCAGAACCCTCACTCAAACTGTCACCCTTACGGAGTCTAATACACACTGACTGTGCATAGTCTTTTGCTTTTCCTCCGGGAGCAAACTCTGGATTACCATAAGCACCAATCTTATCTTTCAACTGATTGATACCAATGATAGTGAATGGCATTTTGCCCTCTCTCTTGAGTTTGTTGTTCTTAGCTTGGAACTTTCTAAAGAACTCACCTAACAGCTTCGGTTTAACACCCATCATGATTGTATCGTCCATTTCGCTCTCATATTCTTTAATAGGCACAAGTGCTTCAATAGAGTCAATGACTGCTAACTTGATATTGTCATCTTCCATAATGTCTAAAATCATCTGGGTAACTTCTTCAAGTCCTGTACTTGGGTTATACATGAAAAGGTCTTCATCAACATCAAGCTGATTGAAATATTCCTCTGTGTTTGTACCCTCTGCGTCACAAAATGCAACTACTTTTCCGAACTTCTTCTGGAACTCTCTCACCATGTGAATAGTGGTGGTTGACTTAAAGGAAGAGTATGCTCCCTGCACTTCTATGTAGCGTCCTACAGGAATACCACCACCTAGTGAAATATCAAGTGATGGAATAGAGGTGCTAAATCTCTGTACATTATACCAATCGTCTTCTGGCTTCTCTGCTTTAGGAAATCCTCTCATTAAAGCGTTCTCACCATACTTCTTTGCACAGTCATCAATAACTTTCTGCAATGTCTTTTCTCTTTGAGCGTCCATCTTCTTAGGTGTCTTTTCTTTAGCAGGTGCAGAAACCTTTGGTGTAGGCTTCTTTGTTGCTACTGTCTTTTTAACCATTGCTTTCTTCCTCCATTTCACTTCTAATTGTGAGGTCTCCCTCACGCTCCATCTGATTGATAATTGCTCTTGTCATAAAGTCTGACTGATTATCATTATTCTTTCTGACATGAACCCCTAATCTATCAAGAAGTAGCTTACTTGTCATGATAGTCGTTTTCTCCCTTACAGGTGGGTCTATCACTTGTCTCGCCATTTCAATCACTCCTTTCAATGACAGTGAAAAGTAATAAAGTCATACTTTCACTCAAGTATGACTTTATTATATAACACAATATTTAATCCGTCAAATGATTAGGAATTAGTTGAACCAATACCACCTGTTCTCTTTGCTGTAGCATGGTCATCTTTTGTGATAAAGAACTCTTTAAACAATCCCTGCATATAACCCTCACCTGCTTTAATGAAGATTTCTTTGTCGGAGTTGTTGGTCATCTTACACTGAATATGACCCTCGTTGTTTTCATTGTTGTAGTAATCTGCGTCAATGATACCAACAGTATTGTCAAGGGTAAGTCTGTACTTAAATCCTAAAGAACTTCTAGGATATAACTCAAGGACAAATCCCTCATCAATCTGGCACTTAATGCCTGTTGCAAGTTTCACTGTCTCATGTGGCTTAATCACAATGTCATGAGGTGCAAGGAAATCATAACCTGCACTTCCTGCTGTCTTTCTCACAGGACACTGAATACTGTCATAACAACCATGTAACTCTTTGTCGGTGTCAAGCACCCACTGACTGTATTTTACTTTCTCAAACTTTGCTACTGCTTTCATATCTACTGCTTCCTCCACTTCTTGTGCTAACAAATTATTGCCGATTTTAATGTCATAATTCTTATGAACAATATGCTGACCAGAGTGAGGACATAACCACGCAATCAACTCACCTGTCTTTCGGTCATAAATCTGGTACTCTAACTTTTCCTCATCAAGCATAGGGTCAATACAGCAAAGGACACTAAAGTCTTCTTTAATCCACACAAGTGTCTCATCACTATCTACATATTCACCATTAAGAGTGATATGTGTTTCTACTAAGGCTTTGCCACAGCTTGACTTTGCGTTCTTACAGGCAACTAAAATTGCTTCTGGAACACCTGCTTTAAGACAGCACAGGTCTGAATTGGATAACTCAACTTCAATAGGGTCTCCTTTGTCTGCAAGCACATCAATAAGTACTTTCATTCTGTAAATATTATCTCTCATTTCTTCCTCCTAAATAGAGACTTAATCTGGTGTTTGATAATCCACCAGATTTGTCTCATATATGAATATTCTTGCTTTATCTTCATACACTCACCTACTTTGCGTCTTGGTAAGAGTCACCCATGTCAAAGTCAGCTCTTAAATACTTCACTTGCTTTCTTGGGTCTTCACCAAATGGGTGCTCCATAAGGTGCTTAATGATAGTGATTGCTTCTTCACAGTTTTCTTCTGGACACTCAAACACCAATTCATCATGGACTTGGATAAGCATTTTAGCACCTAACTCTTTCAGACGTTCTTCCTGCTGAACTCTAATCTGTGCATTGATAGTAATATCTCCTGCTGTACCTTGAATGGCACTGTTTACTGCAAGTCTCTCACAGTAGCTTGAAATCTTACCATCACTTGAGTTAATGTCTGGCAGTCTTCTCTTACGTCCTAAAATAGTGTACACGAACTTATTTCTGTGTCCGAATTTCTTCTGACTCTGAATGAACTTAGCAACACCACTGTAGGACTCAAAGTACTTGTCAATAAAGGCTTGTGCTACTTGCACACCATTTCTACAGTGATATGCTTCAAGGTACTCTTTGTCACCAAGGTCAAGTGGTGAATAATGGTCACTTCTCAAGTTCTCATACAACAATGTTGCTCCACCACCATACATCAACAAGAAGTTGATTGTTTTAGCCGCTTGACGCAAGTGTGGATATTTCTTCTTACACTCCATAGGAGTACAATCAAGATTAAACATATTCACTGCTGTAGAACCATGAGCGTCATCATCATTAGCAAACATTTCAGACAAGTTCTTATCACCACTAAAGTGGGTCAGACACACCATTTCAAGGTTGTGGTAGTCAAGTGCAATAATCTTGTTTCTCTTACCTGTCTCTTCATTCATGCTACCAATAAACACACTTCTAATTTGGTACTTATCATCTTCTTCTGCCTTAGGTAACTGCTGTAAGTTCGGCTTAGAACAGGAAAGTCTTCCACTGTCTGTACCAATCTGATTAAAGCTAGGGTGAGCTTTTCCATCTTCATACAACTGCTCTAAGATACCATCTACAAAGGCTGTCTTTAACTTGGCAAGTTTCGCATACTCAAGCATATACTTACACATTTCAACACCCTGCTGTTTTCTCTTATTAGCTTTCTTGTATGTCTTCTGGCTCAATCTCCAAATAGCGTCACTGTCTGTACTTGGTGCACCACTCTTTGTTGTAGCTGTAGCACTAAATCTGAATGAGTGGTCAAGAAGTGTGCTGTTGTTAGCTTTGTAAATTCGACCACGTTCATCTACAGTGTAGCCTTTCTCTTCTAACAGGTCATAGTCATCATCATGATATGCATGTTGCAAGTACTTAGGTAACTTTGCTAAATCAATAGCTTTCTGCTCTTTCTGGTAGCCGAATAACAATTCTGCTTTCTGCTGACTACTTCCAATATTGAACTCAACACCTGCAAGTTCATAAATTTTGTACTGCAACTCATCAAGGTCTTCTTGCATATCAACACCCATCTGCTTTAACTTCTCAACATCTACAGTAACACCCTGCTCTTCCATTTCAAACAACACGAACAGGAACGGAATATACATCTTATAATAAATCTTGTCCATTCCCTCTGAAACAAGTTCTTTCTCAAATCCGAGACAGTTGCACCATGTGTAAAATGCGTCTGCGATAGCATAAGGAGCACCATCTTCAATCAGCACTAAATCAAAAGTGACTTTAGAGTTGGCACTGTAGCCAAATGCTTTCTTCACCTCATTAGGTACTGTTTCTGTGGTCTCTTTAAAGTGAGTCTGTGGTATTCCCATCTTCTCTGTGGTATTCTCTTTCAAACCATTAGGTGTGTTCTCATCACACAACCATGAAGCTAACATACCATCAAACACATCTCTAGTCTTAATATCAATGCCAATACGCTTCAACACATGGAAGTCAAACTTCAAGTTCCAACCATATATTCTCACATCTGGTCTTGCAAAGACTCTCTTCAAATACTTCACCACTACATCAATGGTCAACTGATTATCAATGTCTTCGTCTCTCACATGACCTGTAGGTATGTAGTAGTTGTTATTCTCACCCCAAGAAAAACTAAGACCCACACACTTAAAGTTCTTATTCTGACCAAGGACTTCTAAAGTGTTGGTCTCTGTATCATAAGCAAATGCAGGTATCCTCATCATTTCATCTGTCAACCACTTAAGTTCAGACAATGAGGTGATAATCTCATACTCTTTCATCTGTGGCTTCCAAGGGAAATTACCTTTCCACTCACCTGTGTAATTAGGCAAGATTTTTTGTGGACTAAGAGGTACAGGTTTCACCACTTTCTTAAGTTTAGGTTTCTTCTGCACACCACTCTGTACTTTCTTTAACTTCACTTGTTAATCACTTCCTTTCACATAAAATAAGTAGCTTACAACTACAGTATAATTATAAACTATTTATCGTCTGTGGTCAAATCACCACTACTTATTCAGTTCTGCTTCAAGTTCGCTACCAACGCTGATTGCGAGTGTGTTCTTGTCTTCTGTCTTCCATGCTTTTCCATTCATGTTACCAGAACGACCTTTCTGAACTTTCTGCTTGATAGTGAACTGACCCTTAAAGGAAACTCCACCCTCTTTGCACTTGTCAGTGATAACTGCTACAGCGTCCTGCATAATGCTCTGTGCTTCTGCTAAAGAACAACCTCTCTTAGCTTTCAATGCTTCTGCACAATCTTTCATTCCTGCTACTTTGCTCATTGGCTTATCCTCCTTATGGAATATTATTTTTACAGTTCTCTACAGTCAAAGCCGAGTTTAATTGACTGCTAGGTACTGCTTGACCTACTTCTTCAACAAAGTCTTTGCTCTAGGCTTAACACTATTCTGTGCTTTCTTGAACATAGACTTCTTCTTACCACCAGACGCAGACAACTTCTTCTTAGGTGCAACTTCTTCTTCCTCTTCATCTTCGTCATCATCAGTGATGAGTCTGCTACGACCTGTTGTATCTTCGTCATCATCTTCATCTTCGTCATCTTCCGGTTCATAGTCCTTGGTCAACATCATAAGCTGTTCTTCAACAATGCTCATAAGGCTGTCCATTGTACCATCATACAAATCACGCAACTTCTCTGGAAGTAACTGCTCAATCTCTTTCTTGGTCAACTTCTCTTCTTCACCACGTTCAATAGTGTATGTAGTCTGTGTACCCTTTCCGAGACGAACGATAGTAACATCACGATTAGAAAGACCATACTTGTCAGAAATTCTGTCAAGCTGTGATACAACTTTCATACCCTGCACAAAGAGACGTACTTGGTTCTTACCTTTCTGCTTCTTACCATTCTGGTCAGTGTACTCATACTCACGTCTGTCAACAACAAGATATGCACCCTTGTATGTAGGTCTATCACCCTCATCACAGAAAGGACAATCATCACCTGTACAAGCATACTGCTCAAATCTGTTGTCACCTTTCTTAAGGTTGTGCTCATAGAAATTCACAGGCTCTTCTGTGAGAAATCTTAAATCAGCTTCGTCTCCATCATCTGATAAGAAAAATCTCCACAACTTCTTACCTGCGTTCTCTCTAGCTTTGTCTTGTCGTGCTTTCTCTTCACGACTGGCTTCATAACCTCTTGCGAACATTTTCTTTCCCATAATCTCATTACCTCACTTTCTTCATAAATTCATAAATTCTATTTAATTATAGGAATTACAGTACATATACTATCACACATAGAAAAGGTTGTCAACTAAAGCCTTTTCAGCTTACGAATGTTGACACCTCTTGCTGTGCTTAACATTTCTTCAATCTCTTCATCAGACCAATCACACACATCTTTACCATGGTTCGGATAATCTACAATCTTAAAGTCAATCTTGTTCTTTAATAACATTTTAGCTTTCTCACGACCCTCAAGACCTCTATCATCATTGTCACCAATCCAGATAACACAATCACAGTTTGCACACAACCACTCTGCTTGTCTCTTTGACATATCATTAGTCATGATAGCATAAGTGTTTGTATGTCCTGCTCGGTGCATACGGATAACATCTAACTGACCCTCAACAATAATAGCAACACCTTTCTTTGGCTTAGACTTATCTAAAGGATATAACACCTTACTACGCTCAAACTCATCATAGATTTTGTATCTCTGGTTCTTCTTTCGGTTCTTTGCAATATAACGACCAATCACACCTGCAAGAACACCATCTTCATAAAATACAGGGATAGTGATTGTCTCATTATCAAGGTCACGACCTATCATGAACTTTCTCATTTCTTCTTTAGTGAAACCTCGGTCAAAGAAATACCCATAAGTCTCTTTACCACTCTTAAAAGGTGCTAACTTATATCGTGGCAATTCAACCCTCTTCTCGTCATCTTTCAGATACACATTTCTGGTCTGCTCATATCTCTTAACATTCTTACTTCTTCTACCTATCTCATGATATTCTAACTCATATCTTAGTGCCAAGAACTCTCTGGCTTTTCTCTCTGCTCTAAATGCTGATGGATAGTTTATCTTACCATCTGCATTGTATTTCAACCCAAACTCTTCTGGATTGGAGTATGCTAAGAGTTTAGCAAAGTTACCTGCAAAGTGACATGAGAAACAGTGACATACTTGCTTCTCAATACTAATACCCATAGAGGGGTTACTCTCTCCATGGACAGGACAACACACTAACTTCTCTCCGTCTTTCCAATAATTAGGATTGCTAGTGTCTATATAATCTAAAAGGTCATCAACCTGTTCTTCTGTCATTCTGATACTCATACTAACACCAATCCTTACAACAATAGTTATCTGGGTCTTTAATGACCATGTTGCTGTCAAAAGAGGACTTCTCAATGTTATTCTGGTAACACTTTGCCACGTTCTCTTCTAACTCTGTCTTTAATGTATTCTGTCTAAAGTTATCCCAACACTTTCCGAACAGGTCATTGAACTCTCTTATTCTCTTCTCACTTAAATTGTAACCTCTAAGAAGATATTCTAACTCTCTGAACTCTTCAAGTTTAACACTACCCAAAGTCTCTTCTAAGCATTGGTCTAAATAACCATCTTCTGACACTTTATACACAGACAGGTCTTCTCCTGTGTCTAAGTGGTCTGTATTCATACACTTTCCATTCTGGAAGTGGTGACACCATCTACAACACTTCTGCCAACTGTCATCACTAACAGGAACAGGCTGTACTTTTCTTAACTTCATTTCAACACCTCTTTCGGTCATATTTTATAGTCTTATTATAACACAAAAGAACTAGGGAGTAAAATCTCCCTAGTCCACGCTCATAATCTTATCATTGGTATCTTCTGGCTCTGAATTGTCACTACTGTCATTACCATCACTGCTCTCTGAATAAATGCTCTTAAAGTTCATCTTATCAAAGTTCCAATTTATGATAACTTTACCAAGGACACCCTCACGCTGTTTAAGAACTTTCACACCCATTTCTTTATCATTTATCATGATTTCGTCTCTGAACAGTGCAAGCACGTTGTCACTATCTTGACCAATACTCTGGGTGTACATGATAGACCCTAATTCTGGTCCTGTTTTCTTACTTGTGTTCTTATCTGCTTGTGTATTGATAACAATAGGTAAATGCCAATTCTTAGCTGTCTTCTTAAGGTCTCTGGTAATATGTGTTACTCTCAACCAATCATCTTTAGCACCCTGCTCATCTTCCATAAGATAAGCACCATCAACAAGTACTAAATCTGGCTTCTCTCTTTCAATTACAGACACAACACTTGAGATACCTGTAGCTGTCTCAATGATAAGTGGCTCTAACTTCGGCAAGTCTTCCTCCAAGAACTCAAAATATGTATTCTCAGTCTCAATATCTAAGTTACCTGCTTTGAAGTTATTGTAACTAAAATCACCATACATCATACCAAACAGCATAGCTTCAAATCGGTCTTGCATGAGGTCTGTACTCATTTCTGTAATGAAACACACTACTTTATAACCATTCAGCATTGCATAAGCACCAAACAACACTAACAACCAAGTTTTACCAACACCTGTACCTGCGATTACTGTGGTCAAGGTCTCTTTGATAAATCCTTTAAGGATATAATCAAGGTGAGGAATACCTGTTGATATACCAATCATACCTTTGTTCTTCTTACGCTCTAAATAGGCTTGCTTTCGGTCATCAGTATTCTTGGTAATATCCACACTACTGCTCTCAACAATCTCGTCTTCAATCTTCCAGACACCTTGCTTCATGAGAGTATATGCTTCTTCTGTCTCACCATTATCAAGTTTCTCGGCAACTTCTTCGGTAATGTCTGCCATTCGATTATGCTTTGCTTTGGTTCTTAATTCTTTACACCAATATAATAAGGTCTCATCAGTGCCTACAACACTTTCGCCATCAATCTTGTGGCTCTCAAGTTCATAACTAGGAAACTTCTGCTTAATGACTCTAGGTGTTGGAACTTCACCTGTCTCTTTAAACACTTCCTGTATGTACTGAAAGACTCTTCGATTATCTCCTGTCAAAAAGAATGGCTGTATCTGTTGGTCTTTAAGCAACTTGAAGTCCTTACTTTCGACTAACTTTGATATAAAGCCACGCTCTACACTGTATTGTTTAACTTTCTTCAAAACGCTTTACTCTCCTTTTCAAGATAGTATTAAATTCATCAACGCTCACTGCATACCTGCTGTTCACGCTACTTCTGTCAAGTATATCATCTGAAACATAATAGGTCAACTGTCCTGTATTCAACATCATAGTGACCTCGGATATACTCTTAAGTACAGTTCCTACTTGATTAAATGGAAAGTCGGCAAGGAATTTCTTAGCTTCCTCTGTGTAGTTTTTCTCATCAATAATAAGGACAACAGTGTATTCAGTGTTCCAATAAATGTAACTCATAAGTGATAAGACTTTCTGGTCAACCTCTGCTCTGGCAGTCTTACCTCTAATAGCATTGGCAATCTTATCACCTATAGAGTCATCTTTGTATCGCAACAGGTTATTTTCACATCTAACACCTATCACGAAACTTCTCTGATTAGATATATCACCATGGAGCACTACTCTTATACCTCCTTTAAGTAATCAGAATATGTCTTAGGTGGAATAGGTGTCATACTAAAGTGTCTCTGTGAATAGCCATTCTCTTTCTTAGGTCTTAAGTAAAGAGTTCCATTCTCACACTCAATTAAACACTTCTGCCACTTCTTGCTTCTTCCAGACGGAATTTCTGCTAACACAATCTGACCTATTTTGAATGGCTTGATTTTGATTTCAAGCATTTCATTCTGCACCTGCTCTTTTCTCTGCTGTAATGCAAAAATCTTCTTGTCAAGGTCAGTCACCTCACTCATCAGTTCTAAGAACTTTTCATCATCTTTTTCCTTTGGACTCACTGCTTTACTTGCTTTCTTCAATGCCATGGTCTCTTCCTCCTTTAAATTTATTATAGTCATCTTCACTCACAAAATAGTGAGAATAATAACCCAACTCTGCATTGCAATTATAGTACTCATAATCACTTACTGACCTGTCAAACTTATTTATGTTATGCTCACAGGTTTTAACATTGATAGTTAATGGCTTTATCCAAGGACTTGACCCATCTACAGCACTATCATGAACTTTACAAGGGAGTAACAAAATGCTACACCCCTGTCTATACATCTTTCTGGCAGTAGGTTTATTGACTCTCTTATAATTCACCTCTAAAAACCTCCTGTCTCTTATCTTCACTGTCAATTACAATAACAGTCATATTCCCATTGATAAGGGAACACACACTTGCCCCATAAATCTCTTTAATGGTGGCAGGTGTTAAATTGGTACAGATAATGGTCACAAGTCCATGCTCTTCTCTGTATCTCAAGAGGTCTTCCAGAATAGGCTTTGCAATCTTGCTGTCAATCTCTTTGCCAATCTCTTCAAGCACAAGGAACTCTACACCTTTATACTTATCTAATAGGTCTTGCTCAATTACATCACGCTCATCTTTATTAGCACCCCAACTTTCGGTATATGCACCTATGTATGCACTAAAAGTTACTCTCCTGCATGAGTATCGGTGCTTGTACATTTCTTTAAGAATAATGCAGGAAAGAAAACTCTTACCCACACCATTACTCCCAATGAAACAAATACCATTATTCTCATCAATGTTGGTCTCAAGGTCTGCAAGATACTTACTCACAAAATCCTTTATCTGCTTCAAGGACTTCTTACCAAAGGTGTCAAAGTCGTTTATAGTCTTATTACAAAACTTCTTAGGAACACCCATCATAATTAAACTGTCATTACTTACTTCTTCTCTTAAAGGTCTCATTACTTTCCTCCGAACTGATTATTTCTTTATAACAAGGACAATTTTCATTAAGTGAACCCACATGGTCACATCTGTCATAGTATATAGGACACATAGGGCATATAAAGTTTACCATTAGGGTAAATATATCTTCCACTATAATGTACCTCCTATTACTACGTCATTTTTTGTCTTAGCAACATCTTTATCCCACTCACGCTGTTTTACACTCTTCTTTTTCTTAGCTTGTACACTGCGTGGAACATACTTATCATCAACCCACAACTGCATATCTGCATACACTGTGTTGACCCATGAACTTGCTAAAATGTTAGGACTTAATCTATCCTTATCAAGATAATCTTGGTCACTCTCATACAGGAACTCAATCATACCACAAATTTCTCGGTTGCTGTAACTTGCTCTAAGTCTCTTCATGATTGCCATGTCTTTCTTAATATTAGCAATCACATATTTCTGACCCTGCTCTTCTGCAATCTCTCTAAAATAGTAAACAAGGTCTCTTGTACCCAGATTGTCTATGGTGTTTTCAAGGTCATTATATTTTCTCAAAAAAGACTCATAAGGACTACTTGAAGCCTTTTTCTGTCTGGTTGGTGGAGTAGGAACTTCTTTCGGCTTTTCTTCACTCTGTCCTCTACTCATTCTAAATTCTGATAACAAAGCCTTTGTGTTGTTCGGTATCAACTCTGTTACACTCCTTTCACTCTAAATTTCAACATAGCAATTATATCATAAAATCATAAAATAGACAAATAAGACCATAACAGCTAGTCCACTGCTATGGTCTCACTCTACCTACTTATACTGATTTACAATGTTCTGCAAGGTCTCATCTACAGTGCTAACAACTCTTTCATAAGCCTGTTGGGTTGTTTCACCCTCCTGCACTTCATCTGTCAACCACACATCTACTCTCAAACTCTCATAGTCTCCCATGTTAAGAGTTGTACCAATACTAACACCAACTGTAGGATTGCTTCCATCAAGGTGCTTTCTGGAATGGTCATTTGGCTTACCCTCTTTAAGAGTGGTCTGGTTCTTAGATGTACCTCTGGTAACTGTGGCATTTTCTTCTGCCTGTGCTGACAACGACTTCTTCAACGATTTGTTCTTTAAACTTGCCATGATAACTGCTACCTCCTTAAGATTACTGCTCTACATACATTCCATGTCTGTCAGAGTCTTTGATTGTTACAGCAATTATAAACTCACTGTTCTCAAGAGTCAAATTCACCACTTTACCCTTGTCATTAAACTGACTCACTTTGTAGCTTGGGTCAAGGTTGAACTGACTAGAAACTACCTGCGTAGCAAGTCTAAGTCTTTCAGTGTTAGCACCCTCGGACTGCTTCTTCTCTTCTGCTTTCGCAATAGCTTCTTTCTCGTCCTCATTCATAACAGGTTCTTTCTCAACTGCTTCTGCGACAGTTTCTTCCACTTTTTCTTCAACTACAGCAGGTGTGGTCTTCTCTGCTTTCTTCTTTGCTTTCAGTGCCATGTCTTAATCCTCTTCTTTCTTGAAAAATTTATCATTTATCTTCTGAAACTCCCTGTAGAGTTTATCAGTAAATGCTGTGTGACTAACCCTAGAGCCTTGTGTGATGTGTGAACTTTCAGCACACTTGACAATAGCGTCAATGTGTTCTTTGGAGTAGAGTCGTTTACCTTTCTGCTTAAAAGGTGTTGGTGGTATGATACCTCCAACTTCCCACTTTCGGATAGTCTGTGAGGTTCTACCGAGTGCTTCTGCTACAACACCTATATTGTACAGTGTGGTCTTAACTCCTGTTGGTGATGTATAGGGAATTTCTCTACCCCACGGAGTCTTTTCGTAACTCACTACTTACTACTTCTTTCTTGCCACTTTAGCAGTAGATACTTCTACCTCTGGCATAGCTTCTTTCTCTTTAACAAGAACAGAATAGCTTACCTTAGTGTTAGTAAAGGCTTCTACTTCATCTAAAGTAATACGCTTGTCCTGTATTGCAGACTGCAATCTGTCCTCATTAACCGTCTTTGTGGTCACTACATCTACTACATCACCTAATCCCATAGACTCAAGTGTCTCAACAGCTTTGTCCTGCTCAATGCTAAATGACTTCTTGGCTACTTTACCCATGATGTGGCTGTCACTCTCAAGGTAGAATGAACCCTTGTCATCTTTTACACCGAACTGTTCAGCACCATTCTTAATCTTCTCTGCAAGTGCTTTCTTCTGTTCTTCTAACTGCTTAATCTGTGCCGAAATATCAGCATACTCTCTACCCATCTTCGCAATGTCATCAGCAGAGAATAAAGGCTTAATCTTACTTTCGGCAGGTTTCTTTGATACTTTCTTCAATGTTGCCATTTCAGCATACCTCCTTAATTTTATGTGGTAAAAGTGTAGCATAGATTTTCAATAGTGTCAACTGTTATAACCTCTGGTAAACATTCCTTTTCTCTTGGAATTAAAGGTTTCTTTAGAGTCCTTTATTTTATACTTGAGTCTTCTGTATGCTGTCTGTCTGGTAGCATAATGACTTCCTAAAGAATAACACTTAGAATATCTTATATCATACACTTTAACAGGATTGAGTTTACCCTCTTTTCGTCTTCTGATACGACCTGTAGCTTGCTCTACATTTTTCTGGTTATTTACAGAAGACACTAAAAACTCTACTTCCCATGACTTCACATTTGTACCCTCTGTAGCTTTAGCGTATGTAGCAAGTGTGACAAGTATTTCTTTATTCTCTGCCTTTCTCATCATATCTTCGGACTTCTCTTTGCTATCACCATAGTACAGCATAATCTGGTCTTTTGGAATATAACGACAAAGGTGTCTATAATAAAGGTTAATATGCTCCTTTTGAGTGAACAGGGCAATGATAGAATGACCTTGATTATAGTGTTCAATAATTTTCTTACACACCATAATTTTGGTCTTGGAACTTTTCACTGCTTCATCATCAATAGTTAAATAAGGAATACTTGGTCTCTCACCATGTGGCAGGTCTGACACAAACACTAAGGTCTCTGGTAAGTCTTCCTCTTTGAAGTCATGATAATTGAATACCTGCTTCTTAAATAGGAATGGCTTATATTCAAATGGACTGTCTAACACCTCAACTTCAACACTACAAATATCCTCATCATCTTCTGTGATAACGTGCTTATAACAAAGACCTCCAAAGAACAGGTCAAACACAAAATTCAGACCATCACTACGATTAGGTGTAGCTGATAGTCCTAATTTATACTTACTGCTAAACTGATTGATAATGTTAAAGATATTCAGTCCTACATGGTGACACTCATCTTGTACTACAAATCCAAAAGCACCTATAAGGTCTTGTAATTCATGCTCACTCATTCTACTCAAAGTCTGGACTGTGGCAATAGTAATCTGCTTACCTACTTTTCGGCTCTTTGCTTTAATGAGTCCTATGTCAATGTCATCACCAAAACATTTCTTAATGTCATTCTGCCAACCTACAACAAGGTCATCTTTGTGTACTAAAATCAAAGTCTTCTGCCCCAACTTCTGTGCAATATGAAGTGCAAGAATACTTTTACCCTTACCTGTAGGTAATTGTATGATACATTTTGGGTGTACTGCATAAGTGACTTCTTGCATATATTCTTTTTCGGCTCTAATTTGGTCATTTCGGAGTTCCAAAAGAAACTTAGGGAACTTTACTCGTACATCATGTCTTTTGTCCTCAAATGGCACAAATGGAACATCAAGTATCTTACTGACATTAACACCTATAGGAACTTCTAACACTTTCTTTCTCTCACCATCTTCATCTTTGACACTAAATTCGCTGTAGTAGGTCAAGTAAGGTGGAATGGAAATGTATTTTGACCTAGAATATCTTTTGGCATTTTTATAAGCAGGATTGTCAAAAGTAAGTGCTTCCTTTATCTTCTCTCTCTGCTCACTTGTCAGACCATAAATCTCTTGGTCATTAGATTGTACTATATTCATTAGTTATCTCCTTTCTATGTAAACTTCCTGTGTCTTCATCATATTCAACAGTCCACTCATAATGATTGTCTTTAAGGACTGCCAATACATCATCTAAAATTCTTCGTTCTCTTGGTCTATTCTTCTTTTGACCTCTGATTATTACTTCACCAGAAAGTGCTAACTCTTCAATGACTAAGGTAGCTTTAATCATTCTCTGTTTCTCCTTTTCAATCTTCTGCTTCTCGTACAGCATTTTGTTATACTCTTTCATATAGGATTTTCTGTATGCCTGTCTTTCTGGTTTAGCTTCATGTCTTGCTCTTCTAGCTTTACCTTTTTCTGACTTCTCATATCTCTTAAATCTAGCCTTGGCAAACTCATTAGTATTCATTCTGTGTATCATTTCCTTACCTTTCGGAGTTTGTCTATATTTTGCTGTGGCTCTTGCCTTTGGGTCATCTATCTGTCTTATGACCTCTTGTCTTCTTTCAGTCTTTATGGAAGTCTCATAATCAACACTAAAACTAACCTCTTCTTCACTTAAAATGTCACTGTCATTGATACAGTCACTAAATTTGCAGTGAAGACAATCCATGTCACATATTTTCTCACTCATGCTACAACCTCAACTTTCTACAATGGAGTCTTTGGCTATTATAGCATATATTGCTAAACAAAGCAAAAGACCCAAGCAGTCCGAAACCACTTAGGTCTGTAACTTAAATCTTTATTAAGTTCTATAATATTATATAATTAAATAATTTATATTACAGAACTAAGAGCCGACACTCCTACTTCGCAATGACATTCTCTGCTTTAACAACACCTGTTACTGCACCTGTCTTCTTGGTACTGAAAATGACTCCCTTGTCATTAGTTCCTCTGTAGTAGAGAGTACTCTTAAACACCCAACTTGGAATGGTCTTTCCATTATAGTAGGTAGTTCCTGCTTTAAGAGTAATTACATCACCCTCTTTGAGTTCTTTCTTAACAGGAGCAGGGGCAACAGAAGTCTTCACCTTTATATACTCTGGGTTCTCTAAGTAGATATATCCATCTTTCTTAGAAGCATAGGACTTTAAGAGACCCCAACCATCTACAACTTCAACGATTGTGAATACACCCTTACCTGTCTGACCCACAACATTGTCTCCCATTTTAGGCTCTTTTCTGATGTTAAGGTCATCAACTAAAACCTGTACAGAGAATGGTGTTGCAGGGAACTTCTGTGTCTCTTCTTTTACTGTGCTACCACCAAGTCTAGCAGTAACAGTGTTTGCTAAACTCATAAGTCTTCCATAGAGATAATCCCCCGGACAACTCTTGTTAGCAAACCATCTGTGAACTGTTAAAAGCATTTCATCACTTGCAGGAACATAAGCAAGTGCTTTAGCCTTATCAGCAATCCAGATTAACTTGGTCTTCTTGTTACGCTTGCAAATATCAACACATAAGTCCACCAACTTATTGTAAACAGTGCTGTTTACTGCATAAGGGTGTGTCTTGTCCGAAGCACACTCAATAGTAACTGCTCTCTGGTCATTGGCACTAGAACTACTGCACCAACTTCTGTTTGCTTCATCAACACACAAAACAACTCTTCCGTCATAACCAATACCATAGTTACAACTTGCTTTTCTGCTAGGACTTGTAAAACAAGAACCAATTCTTTCAGCAGATAACTGTCCTACAACAACGTGTGGAGTAATTCTGTCAATCTTTTTAGTTCTCACACCACTGTGATTAGGACTCATCACTCTGCAATTTACTAAACTACTATTGCTCATAGTCTTTTCCTCCTTTACTTTATCATATTTTGTCAAATCCCACTGCTCAAGCACTCTGTACACATTCTCAACATACTTGAGAGAAGTGGCATAGCCATCTTCTTTAATGAGTTCTAAGTACTTGTGTGGGTCTTCAACACCTTTGAGGTTCTCATAGTTTGGAATATTGATAAACTGAAAATATCCAAGGACACCATCTTTCATATTATCAAAAGCATACCATGCTGTTGTGTTAGGAAGAGGTGTATAAGAACCATCTTTGTTCTGTTCTGAACCTCCATCTTCAAAATAACCACTGTTACAGGTCACTCTGTTCTTTCGGTATTTTAAGCCAAAGTAATTATGGTACTCCGCTTTCTTTGAAGTACCATAACCACTCTCTAAACACGCTTGTGCAATAATAGGACTACACACTTTAATACCGAACATTGGTGCAAACTCTTGTACATGACCTGCAATAGCTTCAATAAACTCTTGCTTTGTCATACTTATTTACACCTCGTCTTTTTGATGATTATTCAGCTTTCCGTCATCTAACAAGTCCTTACACAAGTCAAACCACAACTGAATTACTTTTCTTAATAATTTTTCAGTAATGAACAGGTTAAAAGGACTCGGAATGGCACTTCTAGCCAACTGCACTACATACTCAAACTTCTGCTCATTCTCTCCATACTGAAACTCATGTTCAGCTTCAATGAAGAGGTTGTACACAGTCTTGCGGATTTTCTCCAACCCAACGTGTTGAACAAACTTCACCACAAGGAAGATTGCAAGTGCAAGGACAAGCACCAAAAAGATGATTGCTAATACAGGGTTTTCAATTAAGAAATTGTACATACTAACACCTCCTATAAGAATTTGTTTTCATGTAAACAGTGTTGGTACACGTCCTCTATGTACTTAAACTCACTGTCAATGAAATGGTTTGGTATATCATGGAGTTCACAGTAACCAACATAGTCACTGTAGTCTCTCATAATATTCTCAAAGTGATTTTGTGTGTGGTGGTCTCCACATCTGCATGAGTCAGCAAATTCGATAATTCTTGACCTTAATCTCTTAGCTTCTTTTTCGTCATCATCTTTCTGCTTCTCACTAAATTTTCTGTCCACCTTTTTATCTAACTCAATAATTGCTTCGTTGTTAGCTTTCTGTTGCTGTTCAATCTTGGTTAGCCTTGTATCTACATTATGGGTCAAACATTTGCCTATCCACTGTAATAAATGTGTCCAAGGCTTAAATGGTAGTTTCTTGGCTTTCTCAACAACTACACTAAGTACTGTGATTGTTCCCACTATGAAATAAATAATGTCTTTCAGTGTGATTGACTCTAAAAATGCAAAATCATTCATAGTGACTCCTAAACTCCTTTCTTAATATTCTTAAGTTATGATACCACATTGAGAAAATAAAATCTATACAAATTTAAAAGACCCTACTGAAATTCTTCTCAATAGGGTCTCTGTGGTCTTACTCTTCGTATTCAACACCTGTAATCTCATAGAACTCATCTTCGGTAATCTTGCCCTTTTTAACAGCATTTTTTACCATCTTGATGTTCCAAAGACCTTTATCATAGTACATCTTAATCTTGTCAAAATCTTTACTCTTCATAATCTGCACCTCCCATTTCGGTCTCGTCCATTACTGGAATTTCAACGTCTGCCATCATAGCAACATAGTCAAGCATAGCCTGTGTGTTTGCAAGGTCAGCTTGCATTGCTTCATACTTCCTCTGTTGAACAGGGTCGTTTTGTTTCTTATAAGGATTACTCATGACTTTATTCTCCTTTCCATAAATCTGCATAGTATTTATCCATTCTCTGTAACAATTTAGTGGAGTTACCTTTACTTGCGTGGTTTCTCCAAGCGGAATAACATTCATCTACTTTGGCTCTGGTTCTTTCACCTTTCTTAGCAAGAGCAACAAGCCTATAGAGTTTCTTTCGTTCACGCTTCACATTTTCTGGATTTAGTGTTTTTATCACCTTACCTGTCTTTGTGAGTCTGAATATGAACCCAAGAAAAAGTATTCCATCACTTATTGGATAGACTCTTGTTTTCTTCTCATTAAATGTAAATCCCATCTTAGAGAGTTCTTCCCTTAAACGACACTTACACTCTTCAAGGTATTCAGCGTCCTCATGAATGAGAATAAAATCGTCCATGTATCTGATATAAAACTTAATGTGCAATACTTCTTTTACAAAGTGGTCTATGGGGTCAAGCACTGAAATTCCTGCTATCTGTATCATCTGACTCCCCGGATTAAATCCTATGTCACCTGCATACTGTTCATCAAGGACTTTCTCTGCTCTGTTGTAGATACAAGCACCCAAACTCTTGCGAAATATGTCTTTGGCTACACTGTGTTGCATATTGGGATAGTACCCATGTATATCACACTGTAACACTGACCAATTAAGACCTCTCTTTCTAAAACACTTCTGCAAGAAACAGACAAGTCTATCTCTTGCGTCATCAGTTCCCTTACCTTTCTGGCAAGCACAATTATCTCGTATGAACCTCTTGCTCATTGTTGGGTATATAGCGTTGTCGTTAAGACTTCTCTGATATATCCTGTCTCTAAAGGTGATACTCAATATGTCTCGTTCCTTTGGTGAGGTCACTTTAAACTTATAAGGCTTATTCGCTTTGTA